AAGCGGCTTTCTATGCAGGCTTTTATGCACTTTCCAGGGTGAAATATAATACTAAGGTTATCTTCCATCACCAATACTGTTTTTTAAGTAAGTTTACCTATATAATAATGTCAAAGGGGGAGTGATCATGACAATAGTCAATATTGAGAGCACGATTTTAAGCGCATATGAAAAACTCAAGGAAGAAGGTTTTCTTCATAGATCAACGTTTGTAGAACTTATTATTAAGGATTTTGGTGAAATAGAAGCTTTCAAATGTGGATATTTAGTATGTGATTTTAGAGGTGCAGACCGAATTGGTAATAGAATACTAGGTAGATTTAGGAAGCATTACGGAGATGAGTATCAATACGATGTCAGAATGAAATGTTGGATCAAGAAGTAAAATAATCCTAAAGGGGGGTGAGTTTCAAAAGTGTTCAGCAAAATAATGGAGTATATACAAAGTTTTTTTAACAGAAATCAAGAAGAGGAAGAGGAGACTTGGGGCAATTTTTCGAATAGTAATCATGACATGAGGCAAACAGAGACTAGTTTTGATTTGGTAAAAATCGATATTAGTTTTGAGGATCATAATAAAAATAATTCTATAATTTCGGAGCTAGAGAATTTGAGAACCATAGCAGTTGCGTCTTTTATTGAGTCTGAAAGAATTAGAATAATCGGAATTGATGACTTGATTAATATTCAGAAAGAGACATTTCTTCACTTCTTTAGTGTTGAAATTGATAACAATGTATTTAAATTTGGAGTCTATAATCTCAGAGATTTGATATATTCGTCTATTGGAAGAACTAGATATGATGTTGTAGATCTTGTTTACCCAATATCGGATAATACGTTCATGAATATGAAGGCAGTTTTCTACAGCTATAATCCATTTGAACCTGTATTATACTATGAGAATTCTGCATCAAAAAAAGTTATGCGAGTTAAGTTTAATAGATTATATAATGTAAATGAAATAAAGAAATTTATTGCTGGTATTGTTTTTCCAGGGGATTCTGCTATAAGAGATTATCATAGAGTTTATATATATGAAGGTTCCAAAAAGTTAAGAGTTTTCAATTCAGTGTCAAATTTAAGTTATCAGAATTGGAGATTTGAGATGATGGATTTCGGATTCAAATTAGGTGTTACTGCTAAAAAGTGGGAATCTTTTCATTATCCGTTGAAATGGCCTGAAGAGAATCCATCAGAAACCGAGGTTAAGCAATTAAGAGAAGCTTTTACTTTTTTTCTTACGAAGTACGAGTACGATAAAATTGATATTAATAATAATGTTCAGGATAGTGAATTCTTTTATTTTTTCTTCTCTATTGGAACGGATTTAGTAAGTAAAGTAATTATTGATTATGCTCAGAATTATCCTATGTATATAATTGAAAACGAGATAATCAATGATAATACAGAGAATATTGTAATCAAAGTACCCAAAGAAGACATATTAGCGATATATTTCTTCTATTACATAAAAATTAAAAAGAAACCGGATTCAATTTGCATTCTAAACACTAATATGGATGAAATTGTAAACAAGAGTACGAAAAATGGGGTAAAAATTAATAGTTATTTATGTGAGAAATACGCATTAGATTCAGATGCTTTGAGTGAATTCATGTTTAAGAAGTATGGCATAGCTAATGTACTTAGAAATGTTTATGTTCACCAGGAAGGTTTTGCTAATTTGATAAACAGAGTAGTTTTTAGTTATTTGACTAAATCCTATGGATATTCTGATAATCAGAAATTTCACGATTCTGATGAATATATTAACCTAAGGAAATACTTCCACGAGAAATATAAAGAACTGAAAGCTAATCAAAAGAATAGTTCCAAACTTGTAAATGAAGTTGCACTATTCAAACTTTGTAGCTTCTATTTTGAAGATGCGATTTATCAATACAGACCCAAATGGTTGGGATTAAAATCGATCGATATATATATTCCTCAACTATCCATAGGCATTGAATACCAAGGGGCTCAGCATTATGAAAAACAATTGGCATATAGTCAAGATCACGATCAGTTCAAGAAAAATAAGGAACGTGACGAAATGAAGAAAAACCTGTGCACCGAAAATGGAGTGCTTCTGATATATTGGCCTTATTCAAAGAAGATAACTGCATTCGAACTATATAAAATAATAAAGCAAGTTACTAATGTGGATTTTACTCCGATCTTCGGCAGTATTGACAGTAAAATCGCTTTTAAAGAAATGTGTGACTATAAAAAATCTTTAGATAGGTAGCAAATGCACATAAACAATCGGTGTGGAGTTTAACAGAAAGTTATCTTCCAACATTGAGACTGTTTTTTAATTTGATATATTTGTATAATTGGTGAAAAGGGGGAGTGCATGATCTTAAAAATAAAAGTTTACAAGATAAATTGCTGATAAATTTGCATTGATTTGATTTTGTGTGATGTTTATACTAATGCCAATATAGAGGGGGTATATTAATGATGACTTTATCCGAGCTTTTAATGTTATCTACCGTTAGATTAACAAATTCATCTGGCCATATTGGGACAGGGTTTTTCTTTGAGTATAATATCGAAGGAAAAACAGTGCCCGTACTGGTTACCAATAAACACGTTATTCTTAATAAAAATTTAGAAAGAGTTAATTTCAAGCTGAATAAAACCATTGATAATGTAACTTCAAACGGTTTTATCGACATCGAATATAATGCTGAGTGGAACTTAGAAAGTCAGTATGATTTGTGCTTTGCATACGTCGGAGAATTATTGAGTAAACTTAAAGAAGAACACGGGATTAAACCATTTAACTTCATAATTAACGAAAGCTTAATCCTTGATGAAAATGGCTACAAGGAACTCGATGCAATTGAAGAGGTTATCATGATCGGATATCCAATAGGTCTAGCAGATGAATATCATAATTTGCCAATAGTTAGGAGCGGTATAACTGCATCACATCCGTTTAAAGATTATTCTGGTAAGAAAATTGGATTAGTTGATATGTCATGTTATAGAGGTTCATCAGGTTCTCCAATCTTTATTTATAATCGAGGTGAATATAAAACGAGGTCGGAACATTTCATTGGGAAATCGCGATTAGTTTTGCTAGGTATATTATACTCTGGCCACACATATTCAGAAGAAGGTATAGTAAAAGTAATGGAAGTTCCAACTTTACACCAACTAATATCTAGCACTAAAACCATGATAAATTTAGGATTGTATGTTAAGTCGACTGAGTTAATTGAACTAAAAAAATATGTTTATGAAGACCTATCTAAAAGTGGTCTTATAGATTCAAAGGATAAGTAGAATGGAAAAAATACGGGAATATCCCAAATACTTGTATCACTATACTACTTTAGAAACCCTGGCACTAATTCTTAAACATAGGACTATCAGATTTAATAAACTCACAAAAACTGATGATCTTGAAGAGGCCATGACAGGTGACTTGAGTAACTTGGGTCGATTTCTGTTTGTTAGTTGTTGGACAGATTCAGAACAGGAGAGTATACCTCTTTGGCATATATATTCAAAAAACTTATGTGGAGTGAGAATTAAACTACCATTTATACCATTTAAAGATTATATGCCTGAGTATTTCAACGATCCTAGATTTAATCGCGAAGGAGTAGATAAACCAGAAGATATTAAGTTTAAGCTATATCTACCTATAGAGTTGTCTTTCAATGACTCCACTCTGTTTACGGCTTTTTTTGATAAGAACAGTGAGCAACAAAATCTATTCAAGGTTGAATATACAGATGATCCTGATTTGCTTCTACCCAATGTTTTTACTCAAAACGAAGAAGGAGTTTCGATAGATTTCGGCACTGTTGGCAAATTCAAAAGGTCTTGTTGGGATTTTCAAAATGAATGGAGATATAGAATTCAAGCAATCCCATTGAGCACTATAAAATTCCAAAATCCAAATATTGCGAAACAAGAATTATCAGATTGCATCAATAAGATTATGAATGGATATGAAATCCCGATAGATTACATTGATCTAACAATTGATGACAAGTCATTTTATCAAATGGAAATCACGAAAGGACCAGGTTTTTCAGAAAGCCAAAGCATTCTACTAGATGCGATAGCACAGAAATATAACCCACAAGCAACTATAATCGAAAGTGTGTTAAGGGGTAAAATTATCAGTAAATAATGACTTCGGTACTTACCGGAGTTTTTTAATGTGCTAACTTGTCTGTATAGAGGTGTGAGATGGCCAAGAGTAAATGGGATCAAGTCCAATCAAAGATACATCTTGTCGAGAAGTGGGCAAGAGATGGTTTGCGTGAGGATCAGATCGCCAAAAACCTTGGTATATCGGTTACCACCTTGGAAGTTTATAAGAAGCAATACCCGGAGGTTGTTAAGGCTTTAAAAAAGGGGAAAGAAACCCTGATCACTGAACTAGAGAATGCTTTGATCAAGAAAGCCTTGGGATATGAATACGAAGAGAAGAAAGTCTATACCAAAAATGAGAATGGTAACTCTGTGACTTATACCGAAATCACCAAGAAACATCAACCACCGGATACCGGAGCGTTGTTTGGCTTACTGAAGAACAAAGACCCTCAAAACTACTCGGACAATCCCCAGATGTTGCAGCTTAAACGTCAGGAGTTAGAACTGCGTGAGCGATTAGCGAAAGCAGAGGAGTGGTAATGAAACCATATCAAACCTTATCAGACTTCTATAAGAGTCATGAGTGGCGAACCTTAAGACAATCACTGATGATTCAGCGCAGCCATCCGGCAAAAGGGTTGTTGTGTGAGCACTGTAAAGAAGTGATCTTGAAGGACATTGATTGTATTGCACATCATATCAAAGAACTTACACCAACCAATGTCCATGATGCGACCATCGCACTGGACCCAGGCAATATCCAATTGGTTCATCATCGGTGTCACAATGCCATCCATGAACGATTCGGATATACATCTGTACAAAAGGTCTATATCGTCTATGGTCCACCGTTATCCGGCAAGACCACGTATGTACGAGCAAGTAAAGGACGCAAAGACATTGTCTTAGACCTTGATGAACTATACCGAGCGATCACCTTGTTGCCAATGTATGAGAAACCCAATGAACTAGCAACCAATGTCTTTCAACTAAGAGATATCTTACTGGATCAAATCAAAACAAGAACCGGCAAATGGTCTCAAGCGTGGATCATCGGTGGCTATCCCAACTTCGTGGAGCGAGAACGAGTCGCTCACCAACTCGGTGCGGAAATCATCTTCATCGAAGCGACCCAAGAAGAATGTATCCAACGATTACTTAATGACAGGGATAAACAGTTTGTCCAACAGGACTGGCTGAATTATATCCACGATTGGTTCCTGAAGTTCTCTCCGACTCCCCCCCGGTCTGAATTTCAGGGAACCGAATCGGGAACTGGAGAGGGGACATCGGATGCACGCAGACCGAAATTTTGACATTTTCCCCCAAGTTTTCGAAAAAACCGTGAACGAAAAAGAGAGCAAAGAAACTTCCGGAAAGGATGGACATGACTGAACTAGAGAAACTCAATGAAATCTTTCGGAAAGTAGATCCAGACAAGCAAAAGTTAGTTGAGAAACTACTGTGTGATGCTGCCTTTCTATCTGAGCAAAATGACCAGTTGCGAGCATCGATCGAAGTGACCGGAATGGTTAAATTTCATCCCACCAATCCCAACTTACAGAAACCTACGGAAGCTGCCAAGCAGTACTTACGCAATTTACAAACCTATTCCGTTGTGATCAAGACACTGAACATGATATTTACGAAGGACACCATCGAAGAAGAAGATGAATTTGAACAATTTCTTCATCAACCGTCCGATGATGAGTCGTGAGTTATCTTGAGCAATATGTTGCAGCCATCGAATCCGGTGAGATCATTGTTGGCCAAGAGTTAACCACCGTTCTTAAGCAGCTGATCAACGACTTGCAGGATGAACGATATCGATACGACATCAAACGAGCGCATCGACGTATCGCCTTCATCGAACGGTTTTGTAAACATACCAAATCCCCGTTTCATGGAAAACCCTTCCTGTTGGAATTGTGGGAGAAAGCCTTCATCGAAGTGGTTTATGGATTTCTACGACGATCCACCGGCAAGCGACGATTCAAACGAGTCATCCTGCTGATCAGTCGTAAGAATGGTAAGTCAACGTTAACTGCCGCGCTAGCCTTCACCGAAATGATGATGGGCAGTGGCGGTTCTGACATTGTTTGCTCCTCCAATGACGATGCTCAGGCATCCATTATCTTCCTTGAAATCGGTGCCATGCGAGAGATGTTTGACCCCGCGAGCAAGCGGACCCACAAGAACTTGCGCTGGATCATCAACAAGAAGAACCGAAGCAAGGTCTTCAAACTCTCCGAAAAGACCCACAACAAAGAAGGCTACAACATTGAGTTTGGCATTCTGGATGAGTCCCATGAGATGAAAGACAACTCAATTGCCAAACCGATCGAGCAATCGCAATCCACCAAAGAAGAGCCGCTGTTTGTTAACATCACCACTGAGGGATTCGTTAATGACGGTTACCTCGACCGGGAACTTCAATATGCTCGACGAGTCATCCAAGGAGAATACGAAGATGATACCTTGTTGGCTTGGTTGTATACCCAGGATAGCGAAGCGGAAGTCTGGCAGGATGAGTCCAGCTGGAGCAAGTCCAACCCATCCCTGGGGATCATCAAGAAAAAGGATTACTTACGAGAACAGATCCGAAAAGCCCGCCTGGATAAAGGCGATCGGATGTATGTCTTAGCCAAAGACTTCAACATTAAACAGAACAATGCGGAAGCTTGGTTGATGGAACAGGATTACAACTACTCCGCAAACTTTCGGATGGAAGACTTCATCGGAAGCATTGCTTTGGGAGCCGTCGACTTATCCGAGACCACCGACCTGACTTGCGCGAAGATCCTGCTGATGAAAAAAGGGGACCCTACCAAATACATCGCGACCCGCTACTTCATCCCGGAAAGCAAAGTCAAACTGGGAACCATCGAAGATAAGAAAGACTATCTTCAATGGGCCAAAGAAGGTCTGATTGAAATCAACGAAGGTAACGAGGTCGACTTATCTAAAGTGGCCAAGTGGTTTCTCGAATTATTCAAACAATACAAGATCCGGACGTATCGAACCGGTTATGACAACCGCTTTGCCAAGACTTGGTTGAGTGCGATGGAAGGGTATGGACTGGATACCGAACGGGTTGATCAGAGTCGATTCATCCTCTCCAATCCGATGAAACTATTGGAAGCGGACTTGAAATCACGACTGGTGAACTACAACGATCACCCCATCGATCGCTGGTGTCTAAGCAACACCTCGATCAAGATTGATAACCTAGGACTGGTCATGCCGGTCAAAGTGAACGACATCCGCAATCGACGAATCGATGGTGCGGTGACATTGATTATCCTGTATGCGATGTGGCAACGATATCGAACAGAATTTCTGGAAATGCTGAGGTGAAGCAATGGGATGGTTTGATTCCGTCAAAGGCATGTTTAATAAACCCAAAGAGGGAGTTTCGCAGCTGGCAATGGTCAATGGGAACACTCCCATCTACTCACAGTTTGGACAAAGCGTCTTTGCTAGTGATGTTGTCCAACAAGCCTTGGGTTGTATTGCCCAGGAAATCAGTAAGCTGACTCCCAAGCATGTGCGCTTTGATCGCAGTGGTCTTCAAACCACCGTTGTAGGTTCGCTCAATGACTTGTTGGAGTATGGTCCCAATGAATGGATGACCACCAAAGACTTTTTGGAGAAGATCACCTGGCAGTTGTTCCTTAACTACAACGTCTTCATGTTACCCCTAAAAGAAGTCTCTCCCGATAGTGAAAGTGGCATCCCGAAGATTCGAGCGATCTACCCATTGGATCCTCAACAAGTCACCTTCGTCATCGATGGGAAAAATGAGTTGTATGTCGAGATGATCTTCGCCAATATGGAACGATTGACGCTGCCCTACAAAGACTTGATTCATTGGCGTTACCGGTATTCGGTCAATCCATTTATGGGTGGTAACCTCAATGGACAACCGGATCATTCCGCCTTGTTACAGACGGTAGATATCAACCACAAGCTGCTTCAATCCATTGAAAAATCCGTGAACTCCTCCATGCAGATTTACGGAGTCATGAAATACAACACGATTTTGGATGAGGATCATATGAAGGCAGAAATCCTACGATTTGAAAAGATGCTCTCGGAAAATAAAAACGGGATCATCGGTGCTGACTTAAAATCCGAATACATACAAATCAAGCCGGATCCAAAGATGGTCGACACCGACACCTTGGCATTTATTGACTCAAAGATCCTGCGACATTATGGCGTACCCTTACCGATATTGACTGGAGACTTTACTCCGGAGCAATATCAAGCCTTCTATGAGAAGACCTTGGAACCGTTGATTCTATCCCTCAGCCAAGTCTTTACCAAAAGCTTATTCTCGATGCGAGAACTGCAATTTGGTAATAAAGTCGTCTTCTATGCCAACAACTTGCTGTATATGGGATTGGATAAGCGGGTAGCGGTTGGAGAACTTCTAGGAAATCGAGGAGCTTTGACCAACAATGAACTGCTCGCACTCTTTGGATATCCTCCCTATGAGGAAGGTAATAACCGACTGATGTCCCTCAATTATGTCGATGTCTCCATCGCCAAAGAATACCAAATGAGCCTACCTAAAAACAACTCGGAGGAAAACGATGAACCCAAACCTTAACACACAGCCCATCTGTCGCTCCTACCAATCAGACTTTCAACTGGATGGTAACAAAGTCCTAGGGTTGGCTGCGGTGGTTGAAAGTCGCACCAATATCGGTAACTTGTTTATCGAAGTCATTGAGCGAGGGGCTTTTGATTCGACGGATCTAACGGATGTACTCTTCTTCGTTAACCACGATATGAGCAAGATTCCCTTGGCACGAAGTCGACGCAACAATGGCAACAGTACGATGTTGTTGAATGTGGATGAGCGAGGGTTGAACATGGAAGCCACCTTGGATATCGAACATAACACCGATGCTAGAGCCTTAGTCTCTGCCATCAAGCGCAACGATATCACTGGGATGTCGTTTCTGTTCACTGTCAAAGAAGACAGCTGGGAAAATCTCAATTCGGATTTACCCACACGACGTATCAAGAGAATTGGCCGGGTACGTGAAGTATCCGCTGTCAATTTTCCCGCATATGAAGAAACTGAAATTCATGCACGAACCAACGACTCACTGGAGTGTGAGCGACAAGCATTGGACAATGCCCGTGCACAAGGAGTGGATACTCAACAACGCTGTGAGATGTGGCGTTTAAGAAATGCGATCTTAGCCAAGAAATGAGGAACCATGAATAAAGAAAAACTGAATGAATTGCTGAAAAACAAGCAATCCAAAATCGATGAACTCATCGCACGCTCGACGTCTTCTGAAAAAGTCGAAGAACTGCGATCGATCCATCAAGAATTGACGGACGTCAAAAAAGAGATGGAAGACTTGCGCAGTCTATTGAACGACATCGAAGCGGAAGAAGCTCGAATGAAAACCAAGTCGACCGTTCTAGCGACCTATGGTGTTAAAAAGGACGATCAACTTCAACCTCGCCATCAAGAAACTCCCGAAGAAGAGAAGCGTGCTCAAGAGTTTATCAAATCCAACAAGTTGTCCCTAACAGTGGATGAAGTTCGTGCGATCACGATTGGATCCGGAAATCTGATTTCTCCCAAACCGATTCAAAACTCCATCAATGAGAAGTTCAATGAAGTCTCTTCGATTATCGAGCAGGTCAATACCGTATCCGCTGAGCGAATGGGTGAATATGAAGTGCCATTTGTGGTGGGATACAGTGAAGGTGGAATCACGATTGAAGGTAATGATTATTCCGATGGTGAACCTGTCTTCGATTACGTATCGATTAAGCCTGTTAAGATTACCATTTATACCGAAGTCTCTGAAGAGGTTTCCAAACTGACTCCGGTTCAGTACTTATCCAAAGTCCAACAAGCCGCACTCATTGCCTTGCGCAAGAAAGTGGCTAAGCTGATTCCTCTGGGAAATCCAGCCGCAACTCCGGCAGAAATCACCGGGATCATTCATGCTCCGGCCATCACCGATGGTTCCCTAGAATTCACAGCCATCGATGAGTCAACCCTGCGGTCCATCGCAATGTCGTATGGTGGTGATGAAAATATCATCGGGAATGCCATCCTGTTACTTAACAAAGTCGACTTGATTGCCTTTGGGGATGTTCGAGGTTCGGATAAGAAGTCGGTGTATGAAATTACCCCGGATTCATCCAATCCCAATGCCGGGATCATCAAAGAAGGCGGTTTATCGGTCCGTTATATCATCAACAGTGCGCTCAAAGCTCTATCCGCCACAGCGACCCTAGCTACCACGACCTGTATGATTTATGGAAACCCCAACGCGTATGAACTCGCTTTGTTTAGCAATTATGAAATCAAAGTATCTGAAGACGCGGCCTTTAAGAAAGGTATGTTGGCTGTGAAGGGAAGTGTCTTTGTCGGAGGTAATGTCGTTACCGCCAATGGCTTTGTCTTAATCGAGAAGAAAGCCACTTAGAAAGGAAACAACCCATGACGGAAGTGGAACAACTCAATGAAGTTAAAAAAGGACTGGGCATCAGTGGATCCTATCAGGATGCAACGGTACTACGACATCTCAACGATGTCAAAGCCTTCTGTTTATCTGCAGGAGTCAAGGAAGATACGTTGAATAGTGATGCTTCCGTCGGTTGTTTGATTCGAGGTGTCTCGGATAGCTGGACCCAAGAGAGTGGAAAGACGCAATTCAGTTTGATGTTTATCCAACGACTGATTCAGCTCATTGCACTCTCCCATCCCCTGGAGACCATCGATGGTTAAACCCAAAGAAATCCATGCTTTGACCACCCCGGTCAAACTGTATCATCGACACCTCAATTGGGTGAGTGGTGCCCCAGAAAGTGTCTATATCGAAGCGGATGATCCGATCGTCTTCTGTAGTTTCAAGACCTTTGGGGGTACCGAATCGGTGGTCAATGGACAGATCATCAACCTATCCACCGCCACCTTAACGACTTGGTATCGTCATGATATTCAATCGCCCGATCGACTCGTGCTTCTTGCGGATAACAGCGAGTGGGAAATCATCGGAGATCCCGAGAACTATGAAATGCGAAATCAGTACATGCAGCTGCGGTTACGGAAACTGAGTCGAGGTGTGTAATGGGGAAGAACTCATTAAAACTAGAATTGATTGGGGTGGAAGAGTTGTTGTTATCCATTGAAAAGATGGGTGGCGATATCAACCAAGCCGCAGAGAAAGCCATTCTAGCCAGTGCGAAACCCTTTCATCAAGAGCTCAAATTAGCCATCAAGAAGCATCGTCGCTCCGGACTGACGGAAGCCACATTGCACGAACCGACCAAGGTTCTTTGGGAAGGCAACCGATGCAGCTTGCAGGTCGGTTTCAATCTCAAAGCCGGTGGTTTGCCCGCACTATTCCTTGAATATGGAACCCCTCGGATGAAGGCTCGACCGTTTATTCGACCGGCCATCAACCGCAGTAGAAAAAACATGAAAGCCATCCAACAAAAAACTCTCAGTGAACTACTCAAGGAGATCACACCATGAACATTCGAGACATCCTGATTCTATCACTGGCACCCCTAGGTGTGGAAATCCGCGTTCAAGGTTCCATCAGTGAAAGTGAACCGATCCCCGAAACTTTGATCACCTATGAAATCATTGACTCCATCGATCATGGCTTCTATGACAATCTTCCCACCCGCTTAACCACCCGCATACAGCTGATGATCTATTCCACCAAGTTCTCCATTATCAAATCACTACCGGACACCATTACCCAACTCATCAAAGAAGCCGGGTTTGTCCGGGATGGAAGAGGGTTTGACCAGGGATATTTTGGCCAACATTATGGATGGCTGATGGAAATCCATACCACAGAAAGGAAGTTCAATGATGCCCAATAACTATGTTTATGAAGAATATCAGGGATTTGATTCTCTGTATTTTGCGGAGATCACCTTGGATGAACCCACCGCTTATACCGCAGGCTCGCCAGAAGTACTCGCTCCGGCCGGAGAAATCTCAGTTAAAACCGATCGTTCCAGTGAACCGAAATATTATGACAACCAACCGTATCTGATCGTAACTGCCGAAGGGTTTGATGAAGCAACCTTGACGGTACCGGTTCTACCGATTGGGTTAGTCGCTCGATTGCTTGGGAAAGTGACCGATACGACCACCGGTGCTTTGTTGGATACCGGGGAAACCCAAACGAAATACTTCGCCATTGGATACCGACTGCGCTTTACCGATGGGACGTATCGTTATGTGTGGAGACACAAAGGGACTTTCCGTTTGGATGAAGAAGCCGCCAAAGCCAAAGATGCCTCCACTGATACGCACAATCACAAATTGATTTTTACTGGGATTACGACCAAATACAAGTTCACATTACCCAACAACCTCAAGCGTTCAAGCAAGCAAATCGTTGTCGATGCGCGCGATGGCAAAGCGGATGTGGAAGCTTGGTTTACCCAAGTGGTAACACCGGATAATCTAACACTGATTACCGTAACCCCATAGGAGAAACCATGCAATCCAGTATCAATTTAAAAATCTATGACACTCACAATGAAGTGATTGCTGAATTTAATGAGCCTCGCATCCGTTGGGGTTTGGTGGAAGATGTGGTCGAGCTGACAGAGACCTTGCAAGGTCAAAGTGAGAAAGAGTCCTACATCGCAATGGGTAGATTCATTCAATGTGTCTTTCCAACATTAACCAACGACTTGTTACGGTTGGCCGATGTTCAAGACATTAAAAACTGCTTCGCTCAAATCGTTTCCATCGTTCAATCGATTGGCACACCAAGCGAAAAAAAACAGGATTCGATGATTCCATAACGGAAAGAGCTTCGGTCCTGCTTTTTCAAATGATTCAACAACTGTGTACGATGTTTCCGGCATTGGACCCGATACGACTTCGCGGGATTGATGCCCATGAAGTGATTCTCTTGATTCATAAAGTGATCATGTCAACCACCTCGGGTCCCTCGATGTCAACGTCACGAAAGCGGGTTTATGCGGATCAGGTTCAATGGTTCTAGGAGGGCTGCAACATGGCAAACAATGAAATCTTAGGTGGCAAATGGACGTTGGATACCACCGACCTCAAAGCCGGTATTGGTGAAGCCAATCGATTGATTCGCATCGCTGATTCAGAGTTTAAAGCTGCAGCCGCAAGTATGGGATCCTGGGGAACCCAGGCGGATGGGCTAAGTGCGAAAATCAAATCTCTTTCGACCATCGTGGATGTACAAGAACAAAAAGTTCAAGCCCTGAAAATTCAACATCAATCCATCGTGGCTACCTCTGGGGAACATTCCAAAGCTGCCCAAACCCTGGAAATTCAGATCAACAAAGAAACCGCAGCTCTCAATAAAAACAAACTCGAACTGAACCAATCCAAACAAGCCTATCAAGACATCATCGAAAAGACCGAAGAAACCACCCGGAAGAAGGAAGAGCTTCGCAAAAAGACCGAAGAGTTGACATCCTCCATCAATGAGATGGGAAAGAAAGCGTTGGTGGCTCTAACTGCTGCCGCTGCGGCCGCGGGAGTGGCTATCGCCAAGTTGATGGTCGACTCGGGGAAGTTTGCGGATGACTTGATTACCTTATCCAACAAAACCGGCATCTCCGTGACACAACTTCAAGAATTGGAGTATGCGGCTCGGTTTGTGGATGTCTCTGTCGAGACGATGACTTCTTCGATGAATAAACTCACTCGGACAATGGGCATGGCTCAACAAGCCACCCAATCCGGCAAAATCAACGAGCAATCCAAAGCCTACCAACGCTTGGGTGTGGAGATTCTCAATGTCGATGGGACCCTGCGAAACAACAAAGTAGTTTTCTATGAAACCATCGATGCCCTAGGCAAAATGACCAACGAAACCGAGCGTGATGCCTTAGCCATGCGACTGTTTGGTAAATCCGCCACCGAGCTCAACCCCATGATCAAAGCCGGTTCCGTTGAACTTCAACGACTCGCCCAAGAAGCGCATGCGGTGGGTGCGGTGGTCAGTGAAGATGGAGTGACAGCCCTAGGTGCCTTCGACGATCACATGCAAACGTTGACCGCTTCCACCCAAGGACTGATTAACGAAGCAATGGCGGAGCTTGCACCGATCCTCAATGATTTGATTACCCAACTCAAAGATTCGATGCCGGCCATCATTGAAAACATCCAAGGATTCATCAAGTTTGTCATAGAACATGGACCCAATCTTGCCGCTTTAATTGGAGCGATCGCTACCGGCCTGTTGGCATGGAATGTAGTAACGATGGTTCAAGGGATGATGACCGCCATCAAAGGATGGAAGCTAGCCACCGAAGGAATGACCTTGTCCCAAGCCTTACTAAACATCGTGATGTCCGCAAATCCGATTGGGATCATCATCACGTTGATCGCAGCTTTGGTGGGTGGACTACTGATCCTATGGCATACCAATGATGACTTTAAAAAAGCCGTGACAAAGATATTCAATGACATTCTCTTTACCATCAGTAAGGTCGTAGCCAATATTTTAGAATTCTTTACGGTGACAATCCCCAAAGCCTTATCGAATGTCGGATCCTGGTTTAAAGATATAGGCACCAACATCGTCAAAGGGGTGTGGTCGGGGATCACCGGGATGAGCCAATGGTTCTCTGATCAAGTCGGGAAGTTCTTTGGGGGCATCGTCGATGGCGCAAAGAAACTATTAGGCATCCAATCGCCTTCGAAAGTCTTTGCGGGGATTGGGGAAAATATGGCGTTAGGATTGGGACTGGGCTTTCAACAAGAGTTTGCGGATGTGCAGCGACAAATCCAACAAGCCATTCCTGGAGCATCCAATCAAGGCAACACAAACAACTTATCCACCAATCCAGCAAGCCAACCCAATGCTTCCATCGTCATTCATCAAACGATTCAGTCTCCCAAAGCCATCAGTGCCTTTGAAGTCTATCGCCAAACTCGCAATGCCGGACAGATGATTCAAGCCATCGTCTTGAAGGGGTAAACCCATGAAAATGATGTATACCAATGCCAATGGACAACAAACGTGGATCAATGATGAACAAAGTTATGCCTTAATTCACATCAATGGCTTACAACCACCCAAAGCGATCATTCAGCTGGGTAGTCTACCTTTGGTGGATGGCTCTATCTTTCTTCAATCAAAAATCGAGCAACGCAACATCGTGTTGACCTTGCAAGTGCTCAATGATTTTGAAGCCAATCGACGTCGACTTTATGACATCTTCAAAATCAAGCAGAAAGGAATCTTGACACTTCACCTAAGTGATCGAACGGTGACCATTGAAGCCATCTGTGAAAGTATTGAGATTGTTCCAACCACTTGGCCGCTTCGAGCGATGATTTCTCTGATTTGTCCTCAACCATATTTCGAAGCTGAACAACCGGTCATCCTTGAAATGTCATCGATCGAACAATCCTTTCAGTTTCCTTTATCCCTATCATCTTCAGGGTCTTCAATGGGTGTTCTATCACCCGCGACCGCGGTTAATGCGATCAACTCTGGAGATATTGCTTGTGGATTTACGGTCCGGTTTCAATGTGTCGCACCGGTCGTCAATCCGAAATTGATTCATGTGACCACCGGGGAAAATATCCAATTATTGTTGACCATCAACCCTGGACAGATCATTGAGATCACCACCGAGTTGGGACACAAACGCATCGAAGAGATTCAAGGATTGTCGCGAATCAATCTCTTTCATACCTTGAAGCTGGGCTCGACTTTCTTTCAACTCAAAGAAAAAGACAACATCTTGTTTGCGACCAGTGAGTCGGGTAGCTCGGCTTTATTGACGGAACTATCGTATCGACCCAAAATCAGTGGAGTGTAACCATGCAAATCAACATCTATAACACATCGATCCAGTTGCAGGGGATCATCGATTCTCCCAAGTCCTTTATCTGGCATCGCTGTTTCACCCAGTCCGGGGAATTTGAAATCATCGTACCGATGAGCGAGGATCATACCCGACTCTGTCAAATTCAACATTGGATCACCAAAGATGACACCGGGGAATTTGGAATCATCGAAAGTCTTGAGATAACCCAATCGCAAGAAGGTGAGTGGATCAAGTGTTCGGGTCGATTGGGTTCGTCGTTGTTGTCCTCTCGGATCATCTTTGAACGATTGACCTTAAGTAACACCGTCGAAAACATCATGAGGACTCTGGTTCAATCCTGTTGCCTGTCTCCAGAGGACCCCAAGCGGACGATTCCATTGCTTCAACTGGGACCACTTCAAGGATTCACTCCGACCGTTACCATGCAAGTAACGTATCGCAACTTGAACCAAACCCTCTACCAGTTGACCATGACACATCAAATCGGCTGGGATATAACTCTGGATCCCCAGACTAAGAAGCTGAACTTCATTTGCTTTCAACCCACCGATCGAAGCAGTGCTCAAACCATCGTTGCCAAAGTCGTCTTTAGTGAAAACTCTGAGAACCTTAAAGCTACTCAATACCAACGTAGCCAACGCTTCCTAAGCAACCTTGCGCTGGTCGGGGGTCAAGGGGAAGGTGAGGAGCGGATCCTGGTGCAGGTGGGGGATGCGGAAGGCTTGCAGCGTAAAGAAGTCTTCATCAATGCCAAAGACCAACGCTGGGAAGAAGAACTCAGTGAACAGGAGTACATCGATGTCTTGATTCAAAAAGGCTGGCAATCGTTGCAACCGGAAGTGGAATACTTCGAATCGGAAGTCGATGTCAATGGCTCTACCCGCATCCGGCAAGACTTTGACTTGGGTGATACCGTATCCATTGAAATGAGTCAATGGAACATGCAGATTCATGTACAAGTGACGGAAATCTCCGAAGTCTTTGATGAAATGGGCCTGCGAGTGATTCCGATATTTGGTCAATCTCTCGGTGGCATGCAAAATCAATTTGAGTCGGATACCTCCGGTAGCGGATCCTCCTCAGCAATTTCATTACCCATAAATAAAGCGGTCGTTTCAGACTCAAACGGTCAATTAACGACCGGCACCGTGACCGCACAGGAAATAGCGATGCTGGCCGGAGTGAGTTCTTCACTACAAACTCAACTCAATGGCAAACAAGCCACGATTACTGGAGCTGCGAGTTCGGTCACCACCAGCAATCTAACCGCAAGCCGGGCAGCGGTGTCCGATGCCGGTGGAAAGATTGTCAGTAGCAACGTGACCAGTACAGAACTCTCCTACCTGTCGGGAGTGACCTCCGCCTTGCAAAGTCAACTCAATGGTAAAGCCGCCAGCACTCATACCCACCTGGCTTCACAGATCACCGACTTTCTCAACAAAGTCTATCCTGTCGGAGCGATCTATCTATCCACTGTCTCGACATCACCGGCCACCTTGTTTGGCGGCAGCTGGACTCAAATCCAGAATCGCTTCTTGGTTGCTGCGGGAAGCAGTTATGGCGCAGGCAGCAGTGGGGGAAGTGAGACTCACACCCATACCTCTGCAGCTCATAAACATGGCGCAGGTCATGAAGGGGGCGATGGGGATTTATGGACCACCGTTACCGGGGCTTCGGGCTACATCTACTTTCGAGAAGATGGAACGGTTCCTTATTCTCAAGCAACCTGGACAGCCAGTCATCGGGTCTCGGGAACCTATGGTTCGACATCAGCAACAGTTGGGGGTGGATCCGATGTTCGAGGATATACATCGACCACAACTCCAGGGGCTACCGGATCAACCAGTACAAACCCACCGTATTTGTCCGTTTACATGTGGCAGCGAACCGCATAGAAAGGAGTCGTATGTTACTACAGTTAATGATGGCTTTACCCATCGCATTACTGGTCAATATTTTGTTGGGGGTAGCCATTGCATCGACCAAATTAGAGTTTGATAAACAAAAACTGATCCAAGGACTCGTTAAAGGAATGAGTATCTATCTAGCTATTGGGGGCTTGGTACTTGTAGCGAAAGTGATACCCACCATTGACGTGGAAGGAGTCGGTCAACTCGATATTCTCAATGCCTTGACCGTGATCATCTCAACGGTGTTGGGCATTTATGTCTACAAGGATTTACAAAAGTTGATGGAAGTTCTTCAGCTAAAAACCCAGGCATCGGATAGTTTGAAAGCCTTGAATCAACCCCAAGGCACAAGTGAGGACTAAGAACAATGGCAATGCGCAGTGGATTTTTCAATAGCGTCAATAACGATCGGTTGTACTCGGCCAATGAGTTTGCGGAATACTTCTCGACCTTTATCGGTAATGGCGTCTTTCCATCTCCGACCACGTCCTTACAAGTCCAAACCGACTCCGGTTTAATCATCAAAGTCATGTCGGGAAAAGCTTGGATCAATGGATACTATTTTGTGGTGGATGCGGATGAAGCGATACCGATTCAGCCGGATGCCATCTTACCACGCATCGATCGACTGGTCTTGCGTTTGCATTTAGGCAATCGAGAAATCACCTTGGTTCATAAACAAGGAACCGCAGCATCCTCACCGGTTGCACCGGCCCTGACTCGGGATGCCCAAATGATTGAACTTTCTTTAGCTACATTATCGATACCAGCAGGAGCAACTTCCATTACTTCCGGCATGATAAGCGATAACCGTGCCAACAGTACTGAGTGTGGATTTGTGACGTCTACGATCACCAATATCCCGATCATGACCGCCAACCGAGCCTTGATATCCAGTGGTGCAGGGGAGTTGTTTGTCAGCAATGTAACCAGTACGGAATTGGCAAATTTATCCGGTAATACCGCCAACATTCAAACCCAACTCAATGGCAAACAAGCCACGATCAACGGAGCCGCTTCGACGATTGCCGGCAACAATCTGACCGGATCCCGCGCGTTGCAATCCGATGCCAGTGGTAAAGTATCGGTGAGTCCGGTGACAAATACAGAATTAGGACACCTCAGTGGTGTGACATCAGCCCTGCAAAGTCAGCTCAACAGCAAACAAGCGTCGCTGACCGGAGCAGCGTCTTCGATTGCTACCAGTAACCTAACGGACAATCGAGTGCTGGCATCGGATGCCAATGGCAAGGTATCCGCAAGCTCCTTGACAACCACCGAATTGGGCCATGTTTCCGGGGTGACCGCATCGATTCAAACTCAACTCAATGGAAAACTAGCAACGACCGGGCAAGCGGTCGATTCATTAAAAATCAATGGAAAGAAAATCCATGTAGGTACTTCCGCACCGGCCGGTCCGGCAGTAGGTGATCTATGGGTAGATACCAACTAATATGGCAACCAAAACCTTCGGAATTCAGACAATAAACAGTGCCTATTGGGGTGGTGTGCCGTATCATGCCAACATTGGCTTACGGACCACCATGCCGGAGCGTGGAAAGATACTCTCTTTGTCGTTGAGATTGGCCAGAGCCAACGATACCGATGTGCCGATTTTATGGGGAGCGATATGGAATCGAAGCAACGGTTCATTGTTGGCTCAGTCAACCAACTCACATTCCCCCACCAATACCTTCACCACACCAGGGAACATGCAAATCTTCACCTTTACCTTCGATCAACCACTGATTGAAGCCGGGACCTTGCTTTGGGTGGGGTATGGTAAACGATCCAATCAAAGTGGACGAGCGTTATATTATGCTATCCATAACAGCACCAGCGGATACTATATCGATCGTAACGATGATAGTCAAAGTAGTCCGGCAACAACCTTCACCACCGATTCCACCTACAGCAATCAAGCGCTGTGGGTCGAGGTGACCTACAAAACCGGGGGTCAAATCAAAGTATGGAATGGACTCAGCTTTGTAGAGAAACCGCTGAAAGCTTGGTCCGGATCATCATGGAGTGAGAAGACTGTTAAACATTATAAGGATAGCAGCTGGGTGGAAAGCAATTAGAAAGGATCATTATGAAAAAGAAATCAAGTGTGGATGTCGAAGTGATTGAAGATCTCGATTATTCCGTTGAGATGGAATTTTTACTGGAACAGGAGGAACAAGCAAATGAGCAAGACGAATCTGGGACTCGTTGAATATGCCAAGAGCAAACTGAATTTCCCCACCATTTATATGTTGGGAGGTTTTGGACGACCGCTGACGCAAGCCATGATCGACCGACGAGTCAATGAGTTGAAATGCGCACATACGATTCGTAATCTGCAGTCAATCAAATCAGGTATAGGGAAAACTTGTTTCGACTGTGTCGGAGTAGTCAAAGGGTATCTATGGGAAAGCAAACCCGGAGTGGTGGCCTACAACATCCCCAAAGGGTCTGATCAGAATGTCCGCATGATGTATGCCTCCTGCAAAGAAAAAGGAGACTTGAAAGACATGCCCGACATACCAGGACTCTTGGTCTTTAACAAGACGCTTGGGCATGTAGGAATTTATATTGGCAAAGACGAGCATGGCAATCGGCAGTACATCGAATCAACACCGGCATGGAAAGCCTGGGGTGTAACTCAAAGCAATGATGCGATTCGCACGTGGGAGTTCTGGGGTAAGTATAGTTTCGTTGATTATGTGAGGTTAGAAACTCCCACAACTTTCAAACCGGGTGACATTGTATATGTCAATGGCATTGGGCGCTCCAGCAGCCTAGGATCCGGCAAGACTACCCCGACCTATCGAAACAAACGCATGAAGATCATTAAGCACTTACCGAATGCACCGTATGCGTACGGATGTTCGACGATGACGTTTGCTCCGGAAGGGGAACCGGGATCGCGCTATATCACCGCCTACTTCAAATCATCTACCATATATAAGGAAAGACAATGACCCCGGATACATCCTTCAGCCTCTCGGTGATCATAGCGTTGTTAGGATGCTTTGTGGGATTGGCAGGATGGATACGAGGTAGGGATACCCGGATCATCAATGATTCTGAGTGGAAAGGGATGGTTAATGCCAAGCTGGATATGGCCATCGGACTTCGAAAGGATCATGATGAGCTCCAAGACCGACACAATCAGCATTCCGAGCGAATCGGTCGCATCGAGGAATCCACCAAAGCAGCACATCGACGAATCGATTCTATCGAAGCAAAGAATAAATAAGGAAGGGCCGCAAAGTTGCAGCCCTTCTTTTACATGAGAAGTAATTCAATAAGCTGGACTTTATGCTGTGATAATACTGGGTGCATGTTGATTTCCAAACAGTATTCAGCAAATGCTTCAAAAGTAAATGTAATATGCATGATTTCACCTCCTACTATGTTATTAGCAAGAAAATAGTATTTACCTGATACTATCTCTAGAATCTCTAGAAAATTTATGATTTAATATCTAATCCCCAAAATTAACATGGGTAAGTCGAAAATCTATACTTATTATTGCAATTTTGTGAGATAATGATAAAAAATTTAAGTATCTAATTTTGAAGAGGGAGACTTTTATGAGCAAATATTCCGAGTATTCTCAGGAACAA